ATAGAAAAAAGTATAATTCAATGCTTTGATGAACAGAGCGTAAAAGAAATGTACCGGTATATGTTTCCAGATAATTAAAAGTATGAGTATACTAGATTATCAATCAACAAATTGTAAAAATTGTGGGCATCCTAGTCATTGCGGCGAGACACTATGGAAGGAAAACCAAGGTTCGCTACAAGATGGAAACAATTTTTACAAGGCGTGTGATCATTGCAGATGTGAAAAGTGTGACCGACCCAAGTAAACCATTTTTAACAGTTCTGTTACCCACACGTATGCGTGTCATGCTTTCAGAAAAGAGTGTGAAAGGCCTGTTGGAATTTGCAAACAATCCCCAGAGACTGCATATTGCAGTTGCCTATGACGATGATGATACAGAAAGCGACGAGTACTTTACAAGCAGTAGTTGGAAAATGCTGGTTGAACAAACTGGTGCAACACAATCAGCACACAAAATGGAACGCACAGGCTGGAGTGGCTTGCACGAATACTACAATCATCTAGCACTATCCATAGACAGTGAATGGTATCTTGTATGGAATGATGATGTGTACATGCGTGATCAAGGATGGGATGATGAAATTTACGAGCATCGTAACTACAATTCGCTGATAAGCATGGAGTCAAACGGCAAGCGTCCTGAAAGCACACTGTTTCCTTGCTTACCAAAACTATGGATCGATACCTTTGGTATGATAGGTATCAATCCTGTTGACCAATGGGTGCAAGATATTACCTATGAACTTGGTGCGTACAAACGCATCTCAAGCAAATTGTTTCATGATCATTTTCAATTTACTGGCAACAACAACGACGAAATATATCAAGAAACATCACGAACCAAAAAGTCAACCAAACGGGCCTACAAAACTGCGGAAGTACATGAATTAAAACAAAAATGGATTGAACGTTGGAGGAGTGTAATAAATGAAAACTAAAATCATTGTACTTGAAAACAACGACCATAGTGCAAGAATGGGACAAAAATGTATTACTAGAGCAAAAGAATTTGGTATTAGTCCTGAAATATTTTCAGCAGTAGACGGTCGTGATGCACCAGCTATAATTGAAGAACTTGGTCTTAGGCAATACAAATTTAAGATGAAAGGTGGAAGACCTGGTGTACTTGGATGCTTTTTAAGTCATTACTTTCTTTGGTGTGAGTGTGTAGACGCAAACGAACCTTACATGATATTTGAACATGATGCGTATATGCTTAGACCACTTCCAGATGATATATTACGTCGTTTTAGTGATATTTTAAAACTAGACTACCTTAATCCATATAGTAAGCAGTACAACGATTGGATAAGAGAGCAAGAAAATGAAGAAGAAGAAATATGGAGCCTGCACGACAGAGAAGATCATGGAAAATTTGTTCACAGTCAAGGACTTTATAGCATGGGAGGATACGGATACATTGTACATCCACATGCTGCTAAAAACCTAATAGGTCAAGTAAGAATGCATGGTTTCAGACCAGCTGATCACATGTTATACACAAATGAATTCACTGACATACAACATATAAAACCTAGTATTGTGCGTATACATCCAGAGTATTTAGAAAAAAATGCTATGAAAACAATGTCTTTAACAAGAAACCTTGAACAAATTATAGACAATGAAAATACAAATACCAAGTGAATCACTGCGTATACGTGAACAACTTTTTCCGTACTTGTTGAAAAATTATGATTGCAAAATAATACAATCTAAATCAGACATTGAAACTGATCGCATACTTGTAACTGGTGCTCCTTTTGACACATATCTACAACAAGCTATACGTAAATTTAAACTAAACTTCTTCTACATAGACAATGGATATATAGGAAATCACAATTATAAAAAACCTTGGTACTATAGAATAAGTTACAATCAATTACAAAATACACGTGTTGGAAAATTTGGCAAGAGCAGAATACACACTCTTGAACTCGACGGAAGATACGAAGACTGGAACACCAATGGCGACTACAACTTACTTGTAATGCCATTGCCAAATAAACTGTTTTTTTGGTTTAACAAAGACTACAATATATGGAGACAAGAAACTTTAGAACACTATCAAAGTCTAGATACATACTGTGTAGTTAGAGACAAACCCGGAGGAAGAGCAAGTAGGCAACAACGTTTTCGTGACATACTTCCGTTAATACGAGGAGCACGTAAGGTGATTACACATCATAGTATGGCAGCAGTAGAAGCACTATGCCTTGGTAAGCCAATTGAAATACTAGGAGAGAGTGCAGTGCAACACTGGCAAAACAAAACCAACTTTGATCGGAACGAAATGTTAGAACACATTGCACACAGTCAGTTTTCTAGAGATGAATTTATAGACGGTACTGCTTGGAACGTTACAATGCAGTATCAACAAACAGAATAGCCTTAGGACCGATCCAAAGGCTAGGGAGGGAACTGCCCTAGGACCAAGTTATCGCTACCCTGGTTTTAAAAGTGCCATTAATATACGAGTTTTCACATGACTGATATAATGTTACATCCAGATTCTTGGAGAGGTATTAGTACCGACTGTACTATAAACAATATGGATTGGTTGCAGGAACTTGGGAAGAATACCTGGTGTGACTTATGGCTTAGATGGCCATCAAAACAGGAAATCTTATTACCACAAGGGTATAACTTGTACGTGGTTAGTTTTCATTTAGAAGCAGTTGATTTAAAATGGTTATGGAATCAATCAAAGCAAATTGAAGCACCTATCATTGTATTAACTGATTGCGATCATTATGATACACCTTTGCCTACAAATGTAACTATTCATAAGTTTTATTGGTGGCATGAACAAGTAGAACTTATAAAAAAATGGCATCCACAACCTGTTAGTAAGCAGATCTCTCATCAGTTTAGTACAATTTGCAATCGCATTACACAAAGCAAACTTCTAGTAATTACTAAACTACTAGAACTTAATACCAAGAGTATAATGAAATTGTCAACTTGGAAGGGTGAATGTGCAGATCTCAAGACCGGCAACAAAATGTTAGACAAATTACATGATATATTCTATAACAAATATTATGGACAGACAATTGACCTGGCAGACACCCATACAACATTTAAAAATCACCAATATTATACTTCTAATCCGTGGACTGATGTCTATCAAAAGTGTGCTTTACACTTTACAAATGAAAGTTTTCACTATAGTTACATGCAAGATGAATTTGGAAATTATACGTACCCTGGTCCATTTATAACAGAAAAAACATTAAAGTGCCTGGTTGGTGCAACTGGGTTTATTCCTGTTGGTCAATTTGATACCTACAATGCATTAAGAAAAGTTGGATTCGAGTTTGACTATGCCTTTGATATAAACTTCGATAGTGATCACGGCAATATTTCGAGACTGGAAAGCATAATTACCCTAATTACAGAACTATCTACCTGGTCGGCACATGATTTGTTTAAGGCTACAGAAGACAGTAGCAACTATAATCAGTATCATATCTATTCAAACAAGTTTTTTGACACCTGTGTTGTACATAATCTAAATACTATTAACAAAATACTTGACAATAAACAATAAACCTACTATAATGCATTATACAAAGGAGTATTTACATGGCAACCCAATTTGACTCAGAACAAAAAGCAAAACTTACACAAATTATCAACGAAGGTATGGGTGTAATGAGCGAAGTAGAAGCACTTAACGAAGGACTTAACGATACAGTAAAATCTATTGCTGAGGAGTTACAAATCAAACCAAGTGTGCTTAAAAAAGCAATACGTATTGCACATAAGGCAAGTTATACCGCTGAAAAAGAAGATCAAGAACTACTCGATGAAATTCTTACAACCGCAGGAAGAACTTTATAGTATATGGACCGTATTATCCATATACAATCTATGCAAACACAGGAAGTATCAAAACAATTTGATAAGATTATAGATCTCGGTTTCAAAAATCTTGTTGTAGGTGGTTGTAGTTTTACCTACACTCATCCGACTAAAGTTCCTGTATCCTGGCCATATTACTTTAGAGATCTTGCAGGATTTAATCAAGTTTACTCGTGTGCTATGCCCGGTGCTGGCAATAATTTTATTTCAAATAGTATAGTATGGGGATTAGAAAATTCCAAATTACCACCAGATGACACTATGGTGGTAGTAATGTGGTCTGGACATGATCGTGAAGATGCAATTTTTTCATCAGAAGCAGTTGACAAAAATGCAAATTTTGTTTATAATTATACAGATAATGTGTGTCATGGATTAACTGGTGGCTCGTCTCGTGATGGGGATGGCAATACAAATTGGTTTGGCTATAGAGACATACACAAATACAAGAGTTTTGAATCACGAGCAGTTGAAAACGCAATTTGGAAAATACAATTGAAAAAATATCTTGATGCCAATGGCTATCGGTCAATATTTGTTGATTTTTTAGATCCATCTGTTCCTAATCGTACTGAAAATTTTGACATTGTTAAATTTTTACCAGATACAATCAAAGAGACTTATACTACCATTATGGATCCAATGCAAAACATATATAGTTTTTGTTTAAAAAGAATGCTTATATCTGATGACGATTTCCATCCTTCACCTGATGGAAATCTTGCTTGGACACGAGAAATATTAATACCTTACTGTAAGGATGGACTAAACAAATAATGAGTTATGTTGATGCACTATTTGACAGAGAAAAAGATCGCATACACGTTGTAGAACGTGTAGATGGCAGAAGAGAGTACCGTGAGTATCCTGCATCGTATTGTTTCTACTATGCAGATCCTAGAGGCAAGTACAAAAGCATCTATGGAAACCCTGTGAGTAGATTCTCAACACGTAATAACAAAGAGTTTCGCAAAGAACTCCGTATGCAGTCTGGAAAAGATATATTTGAATCAGATATTAATCCTGTGTTTAGATGCTTTGAAGAAAACTACAAAGACCAAAACGCACCAACACTACAAACTGCATTTTTTGATATCGAGACAGACTTTGATCCTGTACGAGGATACAGTAGTGTTGCTGATCCGTTCAATCCAGTAACTGCTATTAGTGTGTATCTACAATGGATGGATCAGTTGATAACACTAGTACTTCCTCCAAAAACATTGAGTTGGGAAACTGCACAAGAAATATGCAACAAGTTTCCAAACACAATGTTATTAGAACGTGAAGAAGATTTGCTACAAACATTTTTAGATCTAATAGAAGATGCAGACGTTATCAGTGGTTGGAACAGTGAAGGTTATGATATACCTTATCTTGTAAACAGAACTGCTCGCATACTAAGCAAAGATGATACAAGACGTTTTTGTTTGTGGGGTCAACTTCCTAAGAAACGTACATTTGAAAGATTTGGTGCAGAGAATATAACGTTTGACACCATTGGCCGTGTGCATATGGATTACATGCAACTTTACAGAAAGTACACATACGAAGAGCGACACAGTTACAGTTTGGATGCTATTGGTGAATATGAGCTTGATGAAAAGAAAACTGCATACGAAGGCACATTGGATCAGTTGTATAATCAAAATTTTGAAACGTTTATTGAGTATTCACGTCAAGATACTGCATTGCTAGATAAATTGGATAAGAAACTGCGTTTTATTGCATTAGCAAATGAACTAGCTCATGCAAATACTGTGCTACTACAAACCACCATGGGTGCAGTTGCAGTTACAGAGCAAGCAATTATCAATGAAGCACACGAACAAGGCATGGTTGTTCCTAACAGACGTGAACGACTCACCGACGAAGATACTGCGGCTGCAGGTGCTTATGTTGCATACCCTAAAAAAGGTATACACGAATGGATAGGTGCTATTGATATCAACAGTCTATATCCAAGTGCTATTAGAGCTCTTAACATGGCTCCAGAAACAATAGTAGGACAATTGCGTCCTATAATGACCAACCGCTATATCAAGGATAAAATCAATGCTAAAAGTTCATTTGCTATGGCTTGGGAAGGCTTGTTTGGCACACTAGAGTATACCGCAGTAATGAAACAGGAACGTGGTACAGAAATCACCGTTGACTGGGAAAATGGTGAAGAAACTGTACACAGTGCCGCAGAGATATGGAAAATTATATTTGATAGCAACCAGCCCTGGATACTAAGTGCAAACGGTACAATATTCACCTATGAAAAAGAAGGTATTGTTCCTGGATTACTAGCACGTTGGTACAGAGAACGTCAAGAGATACAGGCAAATCTTAGACAAGCAACAGATCCAGGAGAAATAGAATTCTTAGACAAACGTCAGTTGGTGAAGAAGATCAATTTGAACAGTTTGTATGGTGCAATTCTTAATCCTGGTTGTAGATTTTTTGATAAACGTATCGGTCAGTCAACCACACTAACTGGTAGAGCTATTGCACATCACATGGACAGCTTTGTAAATGAAGCAATCACTGGCAAGTATGATCATGTTGGTGAAGCAGTTATATATGGAGACACAGATTCTGTTTATTTCAGTGCATGGCCAATAATTAAAAAAGATGTTGAAGCAGGCAATATGGAATGGAACAAAGAAATTTGCATTCAACTCTACGATGCTATAAGTGATCAACTGAACGACAGTTGGCCTGCATTTATGGAACAAGCATTTCATGTGCCAAGAGACAACGGATTAATTATCAAAGGTGGCAGAGAAAGTGTTGCTGATAGAGGCTTGTTTATAACAAAAAAACGTTATGCAATAAACATATTTGACAGTGAAGGCAAACGACTAGATGTAACTGGCAAACAAGGAAAAATCAAAGCAATGGGTCTTGATCTAAAACGGTCAGATACTCCAAAAGTTATACAAGATTTTTTAATGACATTGCTTACTAGAGTACTTGCTGGTGCTGAACGTCAAGAGATCATTGACATGATCAAAGAATTCAAGATTGAATTCAAGGATCGTCCAGCCTGGGAGAAAGGTTCTCCCAAACGTGTAAACAATCTTACAATGTATGGAAAACGTGAAGAACAAGAAGGTCGTGCAAACATGCCAGGACATGTAAGAGCTGCACTTAATTGGAACAACATGAAGAAGATGAATTCAGACAACTATAGCCAAAGTATTGTGGATGGCATGAAAACTATTGTGTGTAAACTAAAAGCCAATCCACTTAACTGGACTTCAATTGGATATCCAACAGATGAACTACATTTGCCGCAGTGGTTCAAAGAACTGCCTTTTGATGATGCACTGATGGAAGCAACCGTAGTTGATCAAAAAATCAGCAATTTGCTTGGTGTTCTTGACTGGGACTTAGCAAGCGAAACAGATACCACCAACACATTTAACACACTATTTGAGTTTGAATAATGCAACTTCGAGACCTAGTAAAATATCGTAATTCTCTTTCTCGTATAATTTCTACAAATCGAGATCATATCAATTATCAAAAAATTGAAAGACCAATTTTTCAGGAATTAGAAAATTTTAATGCAACAGTAAATTTAGAAAATATCGAAATTAATAACCTCAAGGAAAGTATGCACAATACTCAAAGAGAAATCCTAAAAA